TTCGACGGACCGACCGACGCGACTGGCCGCGCATTGATTACCCGACCGATCTGTCGATCTTGCAAGAGATCGCAGCCGAGACGCAGATGCGCCTCAACATCGACCTCGTGCCGCAGACCTTGTTCCAGCAAAAGACCGGCAGCGCGGCGACTACTCGAGCGCAGGCGGTTGACTCGTTCGGAAACCACACCTTCACCAACGCGGATCTAGCGGCGAAGCTCGCCTCGGCCAACGTCAGTGAGGTCATTCACCCGCTTCGAGAAGGCAAGCTCGACTTCTCGCTTGCCGGCATCGTCGATTCCATCCACCAAGACACCAAGAACTGGGTGTTCTTCCTCCAGCTCGTCCGAGCGAACAACTGCTCCTTCTTCACCGTCGGGAACACCGTCTTCATCGTTGACCTGAACACGGCCCGCGTGGCGGCGCCCGCCTTCACCCTGCGCTACTACCAGCAGCCACAGGGCGACCGCGACATTCCGATGCTGACGTTCAGCACGAACGCGCTGACGGACTTCTTCATCCCGCCGGCAGCCGCGGGCATCCGGTGCGCCTCGGCAAACCCGGACGACGGGGTGGTGAATCTCACGGACTTCGATCCGGCCACTTCGTCGCTCGAGGAGCATGTCGGCAATCGGACGGCGTCCGGCACGGGTATTCAGAACGGCCGCGTGTTGGTGATCGACAACAACATCCAAATCCGGCCGATGCCGAAGTTCTCTCCGACGCAGGTCGGCGAGTTCCTTGCATTGCCGCACGGGCAACAGAATCGAGCGGAGACAGGGCGGACGCCGGCTCGCCGTGGATCCTTGGTCGGAAACACGAAGGCGACCTGCACCATTCCCGGCACGCCGCACCTCACGCCCATGATGGTCGTCCGCATTGAAGGCGTCGGGCGGGTGTTCGGCGGCAACTACCTCGTCATGGCGACGACGCACAGGCTCGGCTCCGACGGCTACGAGACGGAGCTGGAACTCGTTCGTGACTCGATCACCGGTGACCCAGTGGTCGGAGCCGGTGTCACCCCTTCGACCGGCGCTAACGACCAGACCACCGACAACCGACCGGGGCAAGAAGTACCTCCAGTGGGACCGGAGGACGCATGAGTCGCTTCCTCGCCGAGAAGTTCTACGGGTATCTCCGCGACCTACGGGACTACGGGCTCGAGTACACCTCAAGCCGCTACTACGGCGACTACGTGGGTGCGGTCACGAACGACGAAGACCCGCAGGGGCAGGGTCGAGTGCGCGTGAGCTGCGGCGTCGTTCGCGGGATCGAGGACGAGATCGGGCTCTGGGCCTACCCAGTCACCACCTACGCCGGGCCTGACCGCGGCATGTTCTTCCCTCCCGAGACGGGCGACGCAGCGTGGGTCAGCTTCGATCAAGGCAAGGCCGACCAGCCTCGAGTCTCTGGGTCGTGGTGGCGCAACCAGACGGCGGAGCGGAAGCCCGAGACGTCCGAGGTCCCCAAGGAGTTCGCCTACGTCGACCTCAAGCCGCAGCGCCGCGGGATCAAAACCAAGAAGGGCCTCCTCCTGTTCGACGACGCCGCGCCCAAGGTGCGGCTCGCCACGATCGACCAGACAGAGGTCGGCGCCGCGGCGGAGGTGAAGCACAAGCTCGAGCTGGATTCGACCGAAGGTGCGGAGCAGGTGGTCATCACCTCCTTCGCGGGGCACTCCTCGAGCTGGATCGACGTCGCCGGCAAGGAAGCGATCGAGCACAAGAGCGCCAAGGGACACTTCTTCAAGATCGACGACGTCAAGGGGAGCCTTACGATCTCCACCGACGACGGTCACAAGATCGTGATCGACAAGCTCGGCAAGAAGATCACGGTCACGACGCTCGGTCAGCAGAAGATCGAGCTGTCCGACCTGCCGATCCCAAGCATCCTGCTCCAAGACGTGACGGGGAACATCATCAAGACCGACCCGGTCGCCGGTGTCTCGATCACGACCCCGCTCAACGTCGCCGTCACCGCGGCAGCCGCGGCCACCGTCAACGCAGGACTCGGCGCGACCGTGGTCGCCGCCGGAGGCCCGCTTGCCTTGACCGGCCAGGGCACCGTTCTCACCTCAGCCGGCGGGGCTCCGGCCATTCAGTCGGCGAGCGGCGTCAGCCTGGGCAGCTTCACCGGGCTCAAGACGGAGACCTACCTGGGTGGTTTGATCCAGGCTGTGATCGGTCTGTGGGCTGTTACGAGCACCCTGGTCCAAATCGTCTCGCCCTCCGTGCAGTTGGGCGCCATAGGCACGAAGTACGCTCTCGTAGACTTGCGGTTCTTCACCGATCCGACGTTCGGCTACCCGGTTCACACGCACAAGCACCTCGGTATTTCCACAGGCCCCCCGGAACAGACCGTTATCCCAGCGGCGGTCACCACCCAGGCAGTCACGGCGAACTAATGGCTCTCCGAATTCACGGCCTGGCTGTCCACTTTCGCTTCGGCGTGCGGGGCTACCCTGAGCCGGCAGACGACACCGAGTTGCTCGCCGACTCGATCGAGACCATCCTCAAGACAGCGGTGGGCGAGCGGGTGCACCGGCCGACCTTCGGCTCCCATCTCAAGCGGATCGTGTTCGCCGACATGGGTCGTGCGGCTGCTGTTCGGGCACGCGTAGAGGCGCGGCGCGCGATCGAGAAGTGGGAGACGCGGGTCATCGTGGACGCCATCAACTTCCGAACCGAGGACAGTACAATCTTCCTCGACGTAGTCTGGCGTCCGAGGAACAACATGGCTGACGCCCGTCAAACCCAGATTCCGTTCGGTGATGGGGGTCTTCGCTGATGGGCATTTCACTCTCCACGACGGCGAAAGACCTCATCCGCTCCGGGTTCTTCGGCAAGGACTTCGACACAGCGGTCAACGAGATCGTCTCGTTCCTCCAGCTCCGCTTCGGCGTCGAAATCGCGAACAACATCGTGGGCTCCGAGCAAGGAGTCATGCTGATCGAGGCGTTCTCCTTCGGGTTCGCCACGGCCAACTGGTTTGGAGATCGGCAAGCAGACGACACCAACCTGCGCGACGTGCGCCTGCGGGCAGCCGCGGTCGCGATCGCCCGTCAGCTCGGCTACAAGCCTCGAGCTGCGGTGCCTCCGGCTGTCGAGATCACGATCACGCTCCTGACCGTGCCGACCGGACGCCTGACGATCGAGAAGGGGCGCAAGCTCAACGGGCCGAACGGCCTGGTCTTCGAGACGGCCGAGGAGGTCATCTTCGACCCGGGTGAGGTGGGACCGAAGACCTTCGGCGCCGTGCAGGGGCAAACGATCGAGGAAATCTTCACCTCCAACGGCGAGCCGGTGCAGGTGTTCCCGATCCTGACCGTACCCACCGGCAGCTCGATCGCCCAGGACACGCCGCGCGCCTTCGTCGCGGCCAACGAATGGCCGGAGCGCGAGTTCCTGACCTTCGTGCAGGACGAGCAGTTCGAGTTCCAGTACGGGTTCTCACCCCCGCGGGCGATCTTCGGCGATGGCATCGCAGGCAACATCCCGCCCCTGGACGACGAGATCCGCATCCGCATCTTCGTCACGGACGGTACCGGCGGCTCGGTGGCCTCCAACACGGTCACCACTTTCACGCAGCCGCTCGTCGCCGGGCTCCAGGTCATCGAGGCCCTACTCGTCCACAACGATCCGTCGACCCCCGGCGCGGATCGCGAGACGATCGACTCCATCAAGATCAACGCGCCGCAGGTGTTCCAGGCCGCGGATCGCGCCGTCACGCAAGCGGACATCGACGCCCTCATCAACGCGTTCAGCGACCCCGTGTTCGGCGCGGTCGCGATCGGTCGCGCGACGACTCCGCGATCCGTCGAGCAGGACGCCCAGGCGCTCACCATCATCGCGGCGATCGAGACCTCTTGCCCCTCGACGCTCACCTTCGGGGCGATTACCTCGGGTCCGTTCGTCGTCGGCGAGACGATCACCGGCTCGGTCAGCGGCGCGACGTCGACTGTGGTCGGCGCTGCGGGTGTGGACATCGCGATCTACAACACCAGCGGCAGCTTCGTCAGCGGAGAGACGATCACTGGCTCGACGAGCGGAGCCACGGCTCCCGTCGTCGTCGTTGTTCCAGCGCAGGCGGCGGCCGACCTGCGGACCTACTGGAACACTGTCCTCGCCTCGAACTGCCAGGCCAACATCGTGGTGGCCCAGATCCTCGCCAGCGATTCCGTTGGACGCTACGTGTCCGCACCGTCGGGACTCGCTCGAGCGGTAGAAGCCTTCCTCGACGCCCGACTCGAGAGCACGGTCAAGGCGCAGGTGGTCGACGGCACCATCAACCTGCTCTCGGTCGATCTCTCCGTGCAGGTGAAGACGACGTCGGCGTTCAGCGCTGCCGATCAAGTCCTCGCCGTCATCTCGACCGTGCGGTCCGTCCTTGAGGCGGAGTTGCTCGGGAGGTCTTACGGCACCTCGCTGCGGATCAGCGATCTCTACTTCCTCGCGGACAGCCAGGAGGGGGTCGACTTCACCAACATCACGATCACGAACCAGGCCACTCGCGTCGACGCCTTCGGCAACCTGCCGATCGAAGACTTCGAGGTCATCACCCTGGGCGTCCAGCCCGTCATGACCCCGCTGTAGGAGCTGCCCGATGGACCTCAGCCCAAACCTCCAGATCCCCCTCCCGCGCGAGTTCGAGGAGCCCTACTTCCAGACCGCGCGGAACCGCGACCTCGGCTGGGACGCCGGCGTCTTCGCCAACGCGGAGAACAGCCAGCTCCAGTTCGTCGACGGCGGCGTCGTCGGCTGGGACGCGGACGCCAGCTCGCCCGAGAAGGGCATCCTGTTCTGGGGCGAGACGATCGGCGTCACGAGCTTCACCACACCGTTCCAGGCGCAGATCGCTGGCCCGGCGTCGGTCGAGCTGACCAACGGCGAGGTGCTTTACTTCGTCATGCCGCGCAAGATGCGGAAGAACACGCCGGTCCAGCTCATTCGCGCGAACCGAATCTTCTTCGAGGGCACGCGCCTCCACGACCTGCGGCTGTTCGCCGCGCGCGTTGGCGACACGATCTACTTCTACAACGGCCTCAGCCTTCAAGACGGCGAGCAAGGGCAGGTCTTTGGCGGCGGCCTCATCAACCTCTCGATCTTCCCGCCTCACCAGCACAAGCCCGCGCTCAAGATCGAGCCCCCAGCGCCGGCTGTGGCTGTCCTCGACGCGCAGGCCACCGCGCCCGCCCTTGTTGGCGTGCGCGTGTACCGCAACGGGTTCCTCCAGTCGAACCCGGACGACTACTCGATCGACCTCATCACAGGGCTCATCACGCTGGTCGTGCCAACCGTCAACTCGAGCGAGCGCTTCCTCATCTTCCGTGAGTGCCAGGACGCCATCGCTGTCGCGACGTCCCACCGCCATCTGCCGGCGCTCAAGATCGAGCCGCTGCCTGCTGCGGCCCTGTTGGACGTGCTCGTCACCGCCCCGATCCTCGAGAAGATCGAGCTGCATCGCAACGGCGCGGTCCAGTCGGAGCCCGACGACTACTCCTTGGACATCAACACCGGGTTCGTCACCTTGGTCGCGCCCACTGTCGGCCTCGAGCGCTTCCTCGTCTTCCGGGAGATCAACATCTAGTGCCCCTCTCCGGCATTGGCTGGGGTCACAACCCCTACGGGCACCCGCATGGGGGCACCCCCTTCCAGCAGCCTGGCGGGGGGCCGTACCAGATGGGGGTCGGTTACGGCATCGGCGACTGGGCCGAGGAGGTGACCTGGCGGATCATCCCCGAGTTCTACCGAGACGAGGACGGTTCCGAGGGCTTGGTGCCCGAGCCCCTGCGCGGGTTCATCGACGCGATCAAGCCTCTGCTCAACGGCCTCATCAAGCAGTGGCGGCTCTTTCCGTCCTTGTGGGACGCGACGCTCACGCCGATCGACCAGCTCCCCGCGCTTGCGCATACGGTTGGGATCCAGCCGCTCGACACGACTAAGCCGGAGCAGCTCCAACGATCCGAGGTCTTGAATCAGGCGTTCCTGATTCTGAACAAGGGCACCGACCTCGGCTACACGATCCTCGCTGCGTTCGAGAACCTCCTCGTCGAGATCATCCCGTTGTGGGCGGAGGACAAGCTGCCGGGCGCGGCGCTCATCGTCGATCCTGTGCTCGAGTTCACGCCGCACTTCGACGACATCCCCGCAGACGACCTCCCGCTCGACATCACCTTCACGGATCGGTTCGCGATCTGGCCGAGGCCGCTGTTCTACGGAGAGGTCTGCCGGACGCACAAGCTGCGGCTCGTCTTCTATCCGACGGACAACCCCACCCAGGACTTCGACCCAGACGTGGCGGAGCGCGTGGCTGAGCGTCTGCTGCGCTTCAAGCCGATCCACGTCGAGATCGACCGGATCACCTTCGACGGGCTGCGGGCCTCGAGCCAGGTCTGGGTGCTGGACGACGTGGTGGGGGACAGTACAGCCGTGGGATCATGGGCCGGTCCCGTGGTCGCGGAGAGTCGAGCAGCCAGCCAGGTCTGGGTCCAGGCCGTCGCCGCGGACACGGTGTAGGAGAGTTCATGGCCAAGGCACTGGCATTCAAGCGAGACACGCAGGAGGTGGTGGAGATCGACACGATCAACAACCGCTTCCAGGCGCTCGGTGTGGCGATCGCGGGCGCGGAGACGACTGTCGCCTTCCCAGG